GCAATCGTCTTTGAAATGATGTCGATGCATCGAAAGACCGCAGCGACTTTCAGCGCTTGCGTTGATGTGATTTTTGAATATCCCGCTCCGGCAAGGTATGATATCCACCCGTTGTCATCCGATAATGCGGGCAGTTCTTGTTTTTTTATTTCATAGGTTCTGCCAAAAAACTTAAATGTCATATCACTCTCAATCCTCTATCTTCATAAACCGACCGCTTGACTTCCAATCTCACCGCTGCGCTCATTGCGTTTATCAAAGCGACAATCGGGTCTATCCTATCGACTGATTTTGATTTCATCGGTTTCATATTTTCGTTGCCGTCAGTCGCAATTGAAACATTGCCGAAAGTCCACCGCCCCAGCGGGTCTGCTTCGTGTGTGATTTCGCCTGTTCTGAATAATCGTTCAAGTTCCGACATCCCGACACTCAACCCCGCCATTGTCTGTGGGATTTCAATAAATCTATCCTGTAAGCCTTGCGGGAGAAGTTGTCGTAAATATTCAAGTCGCCATTTATCGGCGCAGAAATACTTGACTTTATATAATTTCGATATTTGCTCAATCTTGTTTGCAATAAATCCGTAATCCACCACATCACCCGGTGTTGCGTTTACAAACCCGCCTTTGAGCCATTTCGAAAAGGGAACGGCATCTCTCCGCTCCCTTTCTTTCATATTGTTCGCCGGTATAAATGTTTCTAAAACAAACCGCCAGTCCTCATCATCGACCGGTGGAAACAAAACCGCCAAAGCCGTCAAGTCTGTTGTCGTTGATAAGTCAATCCCGACATAGCACTCTTGCCCTATCAAATCTGACCTGTTCCAGCTTCCAACGGTGCTATCCCATAAAGTTATAGGCAACCACCCGATGCGCTTTATCGATACCCATTGATTTAACCGTAACCACCGAAATAGCCTCTCTGCGTTCTCGCTGTTCTGCGCCTGGAGCGCTTCCTGTCTGACGCTCTCAATGCTTATCGTCACCCCAAGTGAGGGATTGGCTTTGTACCAGTTATCTTCATCAAATATATCTTCAGTCTCCGGCAATCCGTAAATCTTTGCATAAAATGTCGGGTCATCAATTTCTTCGGAGATTACTTTAACCGCTTTGTCGTGGACTTCCCAGGCAACCGATTTTCTGTCCGGATCGTCGCCTGCTGTCGTGATACACCAAATTAATTGTTCTTTTCTTGATGCGCCCGAGCCGAAAGTCAATGTATCCCATAAATCCCGCTTTTTGTGAGCGTGTAGTTCATCCACGATTACAATTGATGGGTTTAAACCGTGTTTTGAATAAGCTTCTGAAGAAAGAACTGTTAAAGTCGTGTATTTTTTCTCGTTGATGATTTCTTTCGTGCTGTCCTTTACTTTGAGCATCCGTGATAAGACTTTGCTCTGTTCAATCATTTCTTTTGCAGCGCTGTAAACGAGCGTCGCCTGTTTCCGTTCCGCTGCAGCGCAGATTATCTGCCCGCCTTTCGGGTCGCAAACAAGATGATAAATTGCTAATGCTGCCACAAGGTTTGTTTTGCCGTTTTTCTTCGGGATTTCCAAGTATGCGGTCTTATATTGCCGTTTTCCGTTCTTTATCGTTCCGTAAACTTCGTTGATAACTTCTATCTGCCAAGGCATCAAGACAAAAGGCTTTCCGAAAAAATCACCGGTCAGCCTTAATGTTTGTATAAATTCAATAACCTTTAATGCCCGCTTCGTGTCAATCGTTCCCATATTTCTTAAAAAATGCTGTCATCGGGTCATCTGCAACCTCCCGCTTTGCAGCAATAACCCCCATTCTCGCTCTGCCAACCGGAGACAAACATAATTGTTCGGCATATTTCGCTATATTAGCTCCCTCCATCCTCAATATTCTCAAAAACGGATTTTCTTTAATCGTTCCGCCGTCTTTAATAACAAGGCTCGCTTTTTTATATTCAACTTGCGCCTTTCTATATATCGCCACGCTTTCGCAATATGCCGATAATAACGATATATCCAGGTCGTTTAATATATTTGTGTCCAGTTCTCGATAAAGAGCGACTACCCGCTTCCACTCTTTCAGCGCCTCGCCTTTTAACTCTTTCGGCGGTTTTAGTTCATCGGAACATCCCGACGGCTCTGCTTCTTTCCTCGCTTCAATTTCTTGTTTTGTCAATCGCCTTGTTTTGTTATCTAATATTGAGATTGGACTCGGCTTCCTCCCTGTTGCCACAAAATCACATTCCTTTAATCAGTTTTGCTTTTTTCCCTGTGAACTGCTCCCATCTGTCAATGATTACATCACAATATTTCGGGTCAAGTTCCATCATGTAGCAAGTGCGGTTTAATTGCTCACAAGCTATCAAAGTCGACCCGCTCCCGCCGAATGTATCAAGCACCAATTCTTCTTGCCGACTGCTGTTTTTTATCAATCGCCCCATTAATTTTATCGGTTTCATTGTCGGATGTTCTGCGTTTCTTGTAGGTCTATCCTCGTTTATAACTGTTGTTGATATCTTATCGCTGAATACATCTATTAAAAGTTTTTTCATCTCGTCTTTTTTTAATGCGTTTATGTTTATTGATTTTCCATCCTCAAAAACTGTTGACTGTTTTCTGTCGTCAATAAAATAATGAGATGCTCCGTCTTTCCAGCCATAAATGCATGGTTCATGTTTCCAGTGATAATCTTGACGCCCCATCACAATACTGTTTTTGTTCCAGATGAGACATTGTCGCACTTTCCATCCTGCGTCTTGACAAGCCCCTCTTACAGTATATCCCTCGAGGTCTGCGTGGAATATATAAAAAGCAGCGCCCTCTTTTATATTTTCATTTGCTGATAAAAAGGCATCAATTAAAAATTTCCGATAATCATCATCGCTTTGTCGGTCATTCTCGATTTTTAGAGCATCCGCTGTTTTTCCCTCATAATCCACATTGTAAGGAGGGTCTGTCAAAAATAAATCTGCTTCTACCCCCCCATTAGTTTTTTTACGGATTGATCGTCTGTGCTATCCCCGCACATCAAGCGGTGTCTGCCGAGCTGATATATTTCCCCCAGCCTTGTCTTTGGTTCTTTCGGAAGTTCGGGTTCAAATTCATCCTCGAAGGCTTCAACATCATCAAAAGCTCCCTCAAAATCTTCCGCATTAAAACCCATTAAATCTATATCAAAACCGATTTCGCTCAAATCTTTTAGTTCTGTCGCCAATAGGTCAGTATTCCATTCGCCGAGTTCCGTCAGTCTGTTGTCTGCTAATATATAAGCTCGCTTTTGTTCTTCCGTTAAATGCTCCACCCATACACAAGGGACTTTTTCAATTCCCTCTCGTTTCGCTGCTTCAACTCTGCCGTGTCCGGCAATTATGCCATAATCGCTATCTATCAAAACCGGATTTACAAAGCCAAACTCTCTTAAACTCGCCTGTATTTTTTCAATCTGACTTGCCGAGTGAATTCTTGCGTTCCGCTTGTTCGGTATAAGCTTGTCTATGTCGATTAGTTCCATTTTTTCTGTTCGTTTATTCAATCGAGCCTCCTTAAATTCTAAAAAAACGAAAAAACATTTTACAGAGGGGGGGCGCGCGGTTTTTTCCGATACCTTGTAGAGATTTACCCTCCCCCTGGCTGTCTATTGCAGCCAATTTACCGTGGATGTTTGCCTGTGCTCCCCTGTCTGCTCTGTGCTTAAATAACTTTTATGTTTATTTTGTTCTTCATCATATGCGGTCGGATATGCTGCCTCTCTGTATATCCCCCGCTTTTTAATTTTGTCCGAATATCTTTGTTCCTCTGATTTCTCTATCGCCTTTCATTGAGTTGCAAGCAAGACACGCCGGCTGGAGATTATCCGGGTCATACTTCCCCCCGCCTTTGCTTAAAGGTTTGATGTGATCCACGCATTCTGCGATTTGTTTGCAATGCTTTGATATCCCCAATCTGCAGAATTGATTTTCCGGTCTTGATAAATATGCTCTGCTGAAGTTAGTCCAAGCATAATCATAACCTCTGCTCTTTGCGCTTCCTCTCCGGTCATCTTCCCGCTTTCTTCTTTCCCGGATGCCGTCAATGTGCATCTCCTCGTGTTCTTCACAATATTTTGTTGTAACAAGTTCGCTGCATCCAGGATGATTACAAAACTTTAAAGCTTTTTTCATCTTGATTAATAAAACCCTAAAAGGTTAAAGAGATATCTCGCTCCTACTGTCAAGCCTTGAGCTTGTACTCGGTTATCCCCGGCATCCACCCATACGCTCCCCGCATCAAATAACTGATATTCTATCGTTTTCTCCGGTCTTGGAGCATCCGGTGGTAAGGTTGCTATTAGTCCACTTGCTGCAGCTGCGACAAAGTCCATATGAAGAATTCCGAATCCGGACCGTGTTGTTAAGTTTTTTCTAAATGGCACATCCCGGCTCGGCTGTGACTGCGAATATACCGGACCTGTTATAAGAGTCCACGACCCGCTCGACAGCGCCTCATAGATTGCAGCCCGTTCCTCGAACGATGTCATCTGCGCTCTTAACTCTGTGTAGTCAACAATGATATCTTCGCCCTGGATTGGCAGACCGTCTATGTCTAAAGCTCTCGGCACTGTTATTGTCCAGGGAGCGGAGCGGATGACTGCCTGGTCACCCTCTTTTAATACCAGCTGCAAGTTTAGCGGTCCGGGATTGATAAGCATATTAGTACTTAAATAAACTATGTAATGGTCATCCTCGATAGTTCCGGTCGTTACAATATACTCGCCCGGGTTCTCCGGTCGTTCCGCCACAAGCTGGAGTGTATAATTTGAACTCGGTTTGAGCGTTTCATAAGTTTCCGGATTGATAAGTGTTGCACTAAACCCACGAGATTGTGTGTCGCATTGTACTGCGAAAATGTCAAACTCATCATTTGAATTAAACCGGACTTTAATATTTTTAAGACCTAACCTATCAATAGCCATTATTCAACCCGCTTTCTCTTTCAAAAAAAGGATGGAGCTGCCCGCAACTCCACACTATCATTATAAATCTTCTCGAGGTGACATTGTGTTCCATCTTTCATCGAGATCGCTCCAGGCATTATTTAATATTCTGATAATCTGTCGCCTGGAGTAGTGCATTATCTTTGCGACTTCCCATTGTTTCTTAAAGTTCAGATGGTAGAGTTCCAGCGCCGTTCTTTGCTGCTTATCTTCCACGCTCTCAATCACCTTTGCTATATCGGATTTAACTTTGCATAACCTTTCCAATTCCTCTTTGATTTCTTCTTCCAACATCAGCGTTTGCTCTGCGTGGAGTTCAACTTTGCTCGCTCTGTCCGTTCCGCTCATATTCCTTGCTGTAATAAAAGAGGTCGCTTTCGTTGAGGTGCGTCTGTGCATTTCTAACTGCTCACACTTCGCATCTATCATTTTTTGTATATAGTAAGCCTGTGAAAGATATTCCTTTGCGGTCAAGTTCTCACCTCATATTGTCCTGGTTTCGTTGATTAATATCCGCATCCGCCAAGTCTAACAATTGATTTGATATATCTGTGAGTGTCTCATTAAAAGCTAAAAGTGTTGATTTAATAGCGTTGGCTTCCCAGTAAATCTGAGATTTAACCTCGTTAAGGTCATTTATGATATCCTGTAAACTTTTTTGATTTTCGTTCATTTTTCCCCTCATAATGTTCCCTTATCCGCCTGTACGCTTCGCTTGCGGTCAATCTCACCGCTTCGCCTATCAAGCATCTGACAACCTTTTCTTTCTGCGTTTCCAGCCCCTCAATCTTTAATTTCTCGTCTTTTTTTCCTTGCGTGACGGTGCAGACTTTATCGGGAATATCGGGATAGAAAATCTGATAACCGCCCATTCGGTTAATCATAAAATGCGGGATTTCTGCCTTTTTCAGCAGTTTTTCAAGTTTTTGTATCTCCATTGTGTTCCTCCCGTTCCACCTTTCGATAAGTTCTTGCTTACTTTCGCCCTCTTGCATCACAACACAACATTTAACGCATCCGATATATGCGAAGTCACGACGCACATACTCTATGGGTTCTCCCCCACAAAATGGGCACGGTTTAAGTTCGCTCATAATTTCCTCCCACATATAGGACAATAGTTAATCCACCTACATAAAGAACCGCGAACATCTCTTTCTCGATTTTCCCGTTCCGCAACTAAAGCGGGACTGTTCCTTATTGATGTTGTTTCCAGTGTTGCAGAATAATTGTCATCGTAATCTATTGCTAAATAATCACAATCGTTGTTTTCAAAGCCGATGCAAGATGAACATCCTTTATTCGTCTCTTCTTTAATTGTCATAATTTCCTCCCGCAGTTCGGGCAATAGTTATTTTCTTCTTCTTCGTCTAACCATTCCCACAGCCTATTATCTTCATCTGTCTCGGATTTGAAAATGCACACAAAACAACCAAAATCTTCTTTTTGTTTGCCCTCACAAACCTCACACGGCTCGGCGGGAGTTTCGGCGGTTTCATCTTTTATTTCTTTTGCGTCAATTAAAGAAAATGCGACATAGTCAATTAAAAGTCCAAATCCTTTAAGAACATATCCAATCTCGGCTTTTATAAATCTATGGGGTTTGGTATATTCAGAACCGTCAACCTCTTGCATTATTACAGCATCGCCCTCTTGATAATCTCTGTCGTTATATCTAACCTCAAAAGTTTTTCTGCCCTCTGCAACGGCGTCAAAAAACTCTTTTTTCAGCTTTATTTTGTGGATTTTCATCTCTCACCTCACTCAACCCTCAATAGTGTTACCATAATGTTGTTTGATTTCTTGCTTCTTCAATATCGCCGTCTAATCTCGACCACTTAAAGTCGTCTCTTATCCCAAAATATTTTTCTTCCGCATAAAACCTTTTGTCGAAATCGTGAACTGTAATTCCGTCGGCAAAGGATACTTCGCTGTCTTTATCCCACTTCATCATCAGCTTCCATAAATCGGGATGATTTTTTCTCAATAGTCTCAACTCATCTGTCTTTTGATAATGACAAAACCAGCAACCACCTCGGGAAGTGTTTTCATAAATAGGAGAAAGCAAATCATTTTTCTCGCACCAATTAAAACAATATGCTTCTGTCCATCCGATATCGACTAACGGAAGAGCAACATTTGTTCTTTTTTTGTGCGTGTCAACTCTTGCCGTTTCATCAATCGCAATTCCAAGATAATTGATTTCTTTTTTAAATTGTTTAAGAGCTGCCATTTTAAGCCGGTCATTACACCAAGGTCCTCTTATCATTGGAAATCCGTATATTCTCCCTGATTTTCGTTTGCTATAAAAATAATCCTCATAGGTCACCTTTTTACCATTCCGCGTTGCGTGAAATCGCTCAACTGTAAAGCCATACCTCGATTTGATTATTTCGTCGGCTCTGTCTTTAAATTCCACCATTTCGGGCAAATCGGCTTGAATTGTATCTGTTGCCCAAACTTCAGCGTGAACAATTCCGTCAAGCGGATATTTCAACTGCATAATCGCTTCAATGCAAGCCAAGCTGTCTTTGCCGTATGATAAGCTTAAAATGTGCTGTTTTTCGCTCATATCAATCAACTTTCAGTAATGTAACCTCTGTCCTGTACTCTTTACCCTCGTACCTTAAATGGTCGCTGAAACCTTTGATATATTTTTTGTTGTCGTTCTCGATTATCCCCATTTTCTGTAATGCGTCTAAAATAAACTTTTTAGCGAAAACAATGTTATCGGGGTCAAATCTACAATTCTTCGGCACTTGCCAATGAATAACAAGCATAATCGGCTCTTTAATCGGTTTAATCCCGCTCTGTATGATGTGCCAGCCGATAAGCTCCTCCGTGTCTTTCTTCAGTTTTGCAGCCTTAAATCTGTTAGTCCGCTCTGCGTTTGAATATTCGTTCAAAGTCGGCAGTTTTGATGTGATGATAAATTTATTCACTTTCCAAAATCCTCTTTGCTTCTTCCGCTTTGCCCTCACGGATTGCCTGTCTTTTGCTCTTTCCTGTAACTGCAATCTGTATCGGGCACATTTCCAATATCCTGTCATACATTCGTTGATGCTGAATATCCGGAGCGGTTCTGATTTTGTCCATCGACAAGTTTGTTGTAACAACAATCGGTTTTCGCACTTGATACCTCGTGTCAATGACTTGCTCGACAATTTCATATCCGTAGCTTGTCTGCCGTTCCGTTCCGATATCGTCGAGTACCAGCAAAGACACTCGCTCGACATCTTCAAGCAATTCTCGCTTATCGTCAAAATCAGCGTTTATGATGTCGGATAAAGAAAACATTTGAACCGAAAATCCCTTATCAATTATTGCGTTGGCGATACACCCCGCATAGAAAGTCTTTCCTGTTCCAACCCCTCCGGTCAGAATAATGCCGATGTTTTTGTTTCTCACTTCTTCCCATTTCTCAACAAACCGCCTCGCCGTCTTGCTCACCTGGCTCTTTTGATAAGCGTCAATTTCAAAGTTTGAAGTAAAAATCGACTTGTCTTTAACTTTTGCCCTTATCCGGTTAACCCTCGCAATAAAGCTTTGCTGTTCCATTTTTAATCTCTGCGCTTCTATTGCCTTTCTTCGACATTGACACATTATCGGCAAATTATCGCCAAATCCGTCAATATTCATCGTTTTCGGAGTGTTGCAATTTCCGCAATAAAGGACACCGTTTTTTTCGTAATCGCCCTCGTTACGCTCTATTTCCGGCAAATCAAATAACATATTCGCCCCCTTTAAATCGATAAGACAAAATTGTCCGGATCGTCATAGTCTTCATCTCTCGGAATTGCCCGCATAACCGGAGTTCTGACCTCTTTACTTTCCCAGGTCCTTACGGCTGCTTTCCAGTCTTTCATTTTATTCTTACCAACCATCCAGCCTTTGGATTGATAGAAGTCAATAAATCGTTGCGGATTAATTCCGTTCCCCCTGGATAGGCAATATTCAGCAACCTGTTCATAGGTCGGTGGGATAAATCTTGTCGATTTTCCCCTTATATCTTCTTTGTCTTTGTCTTTGTCTTTTTCTTCGTCTTTGTCTTGTTGGCATTTGCTATTTTTGCTATCGTTTGCCTTATGACAAATAGCACTTGCTTTAGTTTTCCATCTTTTTTCCGCACCCCTTACTCCGGCAGCGCTCCGCTTTTCGGAGATTTCGTTATAAGATGCACGGTCACGGTCTATCTGACCCTTTAATGTCAAAAATGCAATCTTCTCGGCTCCCGTTAGATAGTCAACCTCTTCACCATTTGCATATTCCAGCAATGCCATAAAAAGTCTGCCTCTCGCCCCGTTGTCGAGCGCCCTTGCTATGTCAATAAAGTCCAAATATACCTTGATATAAGATAAGCCCATTTGCTTTCCTTTCTAATCCGATGACCGCCTAAAAAGGCAAGTCATCGAATACATCAATTTCTTCAAAATCTTCATCTGTCGCATCCGCCAGCACCTCTGCCGGAGCGTTTTCTTTTTTCCTTTTTTCCCCAGCGAAGTAAGCGCTGTTCGCCAGGACATTAACCGATTTTCTTGTCTTTCCCTCGTTGTCGGTGTAAAGCCTTGTCTGCAATCTTCCCTCAATCGCTATCATTTGACCTTTGGAGAAGTAGTTGCAAATAAACTCCGCCGTTCCTCTCCAAACGTTGATGTCGATAAAGTCCGCTTTGCGTTCGCCATTTGTCAAATATGATTGACTGACTGCAATGGTGAAGTTCACATAAGATATTCCATTCTGTGTCGTTTTTAATTCCGGATCGGCTGTTATTCTTCCGAGTAATGCAACACTATTCAGCATCTTCTTCCACCTCATACCCCAGCGCCCTTTTAATCATCTTGATGTCAGAATAATGAATATAATCTCTGCCCCAGTTGAATATGATTTCTAAAGCGGTTTTGTGTGCAATAAGGTCTTTTAATTCGTCATAAGGAATTGAAGAATATCTTTTTTCTTGCGTCATTTTATGCCCCCTTTAATTTGTAAATTTTTGCTATTGTCTTGTCGATTTCTATACCATCGGAGAGGTGATATAACTTTATGAATTCCTCTTTGCCTCTCTGATGTATTTCTTGATGATGCTTTCCGCATAATGGCAAGCACCGCATTCCGATGTGGATTATCTCGGTTCTATCCCGCCCTATTCCGACTGCGTCAATGTGATGCAACTGCGCTATTAAACCGCAGACGCAGCACTTCCTATTGATTAAGCAGCTGTAAATATAATCGTTCGTATCATCAACATATTCATAAAGCGGAATGCGTGTCGGGATGTCGTTCTCGATTACAAAATTGATTAAATACTTCTGATACTCGAGCGCCAGGCTGACCGGCGCATTTGATAAGCTAAAGAGCGTGTCATAATTCCCCTGCGCTTTATTTATTAAAAAATCAATCTTTAAGGTCCTGTTCGTTGCGTCGGGATTGTCGCCGATCCAGTCTGAAATCTCATTAATCAGCGCCCAGCACATTTTTCTTTGCTTGTCTGATATCCGCCGGTTATCGTGCAAGCGGACATCAACCTTTTTATATCCCCGCTTCACAAATGTATAAAAATCCGGATAATGCGCTTTGATTGTCATTTCGCCTGTTATTTCGTCGTAGTCGGTTATCTTTCCCTCGACCGTATCAAAAGCAGATTTCATTTTGCCCTGGAGGGAGATTGCTCTCCCTCGCTCCTTTCTTTAAACTCTGTTTAATGTCGTTAATCCTCCTTTCATTCTGCAAACGGATCGTCTATGGTTTCGGCTTCTACCTCAATTAATTCTTCGGGAGCTTCCACCGGGATATCACTTAACTCGGTATCATCAATTCCCATTTCCTCGCCGGCATACATACCCGAGAAATCATCGGGGAATGCTTCCCTTAATGCCTGGACGAGTGCCACCTTGCGTATCATCGTCGCCGGCTTGCTTTTCCACTGGCTATTTATTTCACCGTTTGATTTTCGCCCGACATATTCATCAAACGACACAGAACTTTCAATCGGCACTTCGTTTTCAGCGATATAAACTTTCGCCCACCCTCCGACAATTTCCTCACCTTTTAAAACAAGTGAGCCTGTTCTGTAAATAATCTCGTCGCCGTTTTTCACAACAACCCCAGCTTCAAAGCCTTTCAGTTTGTCATTTCTTGACGCTCTTTTCAAAAACGCATCCTTGCCTGTAACAATCGTTGCCGGTTTGTTTCCGTATTTAATCAAGTAGGCTTCTCGCAGAAAGGGATTTAATCGTTGATATCTGCAGAGGTTTAAAAACATCACAATTTCTTGGTCTGTTATCTGCTCGGCATCTCCGCTTATTAGATAATCCTTAATGATTTTCGAAGATAGTTTTACAACCTCATTTCCAGCTGTATATTCAACCGTTTTGTTTTCTGCTTTTTGTGGTATTAATTTGTTTTTTACTGCCATTCTCTTATCCCCCTATACTTGATGTTGTGCTTCGTTGTGATTGCTTTCATATCCAATCTGAAAGCCTTTGTTGTGTTAAAGAACACCACAGCGATTTCCTTTGTTTCTTCTTCCTCGACTGGCGCATTATAGAAAAGGATTTCTTCCTCCGGCACATTCGGGAAAATGATGTCTTTTATTTCATTTTTAAGTTTTTGGATTTGCTTCTGACTTTCCTCAAAGCGGGTCTTTTCCGCCAGCGCCTCGCTCATACTCAAAGTTTGAGCATATTTGTCAATCATCACCGACTCACATTCCGTTTTCATTTCGACAATGATTTTTATATCCTTTTGCGCTTCAAAGATTTTGTCCATTAACTCTTGGCTTGCGTTCTGAAGCGACACGCTCTTATTAAGCCATTTCGGGTCAAACAATTTTTCAAAACTTATCAGCGGAGCAATATCGCCGATATATTCTGAATAAACAAGCATTAAGTCTGCCTTTTTCTCTGCTTTTTGGAACTCCTCAAACTCTTTAATCTGCTTGTCAATCTCGGCAGTCGGATCGTCTATCATTCCGATTAGTTCATCACATTTCTTCTTAAACTCGTCATAAGGTTTGTTCCATTGTTTGCCGACCTGGATTCTTCCGTCGTTGATTGCTTTCTTTAATCGGTTAAGGTCTGCCCTCGTTGCTTTGGCTTCAGTTATTGCATCTTCCGTCACAACAAGGTTTTGATACTTTTTTAATGCAAGCGAAAGCTCTTTTTTGATTTCATCGAAGTTAAAGATAATCGCTTCCGGCAGCTCCTTTTCAATGTTCGTTGAAATTGATAATTGTAATTTGTTCATATGTACTCCTTAAATTAACGGCAGAATTAATGGCGGGCAGGTGTCGTTCTTTATGTGCTGATAGAATTCAATTTCTTTTTGTAATAAATAATTCATATCGTCTCTCACCTTGTCCGCCTCTATTCTGTAATGTTTAGTTGTTAATGTTATTTCGCCAGTTTTATAATCTCTGCTCTTTAACTGTGCTTTTAAGATTTCAAAGTCATACCCTGTCGCCAAAAGTTGATGTAATGCCTGGCTGTAGTAGTGTTGCGGGATTCTGCCGTTCCACTCTTGCCATTGGCTCGAGTTTCTGATTTCAGAGGTTTTAATTTCCAGCACCCCTTTTGATGTCGGGTTTTCTATAACAGTCAATTCGCCGTCTAAAGTCGCAAAGAGCCACGGCTCGCCCGGTCGGTTTGCTATCATTTTGAATTGGTTATATTCAACCGAGTATTCGGGGAAGTCCAGGATAAACAACTGTCGCAGATGCTCTTCGGCTTCCGTTCCGTATTTCACAGCCGGATTGTCGCTTATATCTTCGGCTTCTGCTCTCCCTGTCTTTTCTTCCCACAACCGGACATTTGACTTCCAGGGATTTAATCCGAGAATGCACGCTGCGTCGCTTCCGCCGATTCCTTTTTTTCTTTTTTCAAGCCATTCAATCCTTGTCATCTTGTCCTCTTGTTGACTTGTTTCTTAAAAGCTGTTATCTTTTAAGAGATAATTGTTTTTGTGTTTATGTCCTTTCACTTTAGCTCCTCGTTCATCGGGGAGCTTCTTTTTTTATTTCTTTTGAGCGAGGAGCTTCTTTGTTTATCTTTTTAAGCTCCCGCCGGATATATTTCTGTTGAATGAGAATTGACATCGCCCTGGCATTGTTTATCGCAAACTGTGACTTCAAATCTTGTTCGCTCTCGGCGATAAAATAACCTTTGCCGTCTTGCAAATTACAAATCAAATAACCCTCGTTGCGGAGGTCTTCAATCGCCTTGCGCATCCGCCTGTCGCTCACTCCGGCAAGCCTCGCCAGTTCGGAGCGTGTGACGGCATTTTTTCTGCCTTTTTTTAAATATTGAAGCATCCCAACACCCCTATGGTTATGAATATTAAAATCAGCGCCACCACGAGCATTGATATTTCATAGGCTGCCCTTATCCATTCACGCAAAGAAACCGTTTTTACAAAATCAATAATCTCTTTCATCGTTCAACCCCTTAAAGGCATTTACAACATTTTCAGCGTCTTTTTTGTTTCGCAGATATATTAAAAATCCGTACGCATCTTTTGTTTCTATGAACGAACATTCCGGCTGTTGGTTAGCTTCGATTTTGTCTGTAACCCCCGCCATAAAGTGCGCTCGCTTCGGTGATTTTATTCTTGTTAAAAAAACTTCGTGAAATTGCATATCCGCCTCCTTTCCCTGTTTTTCCATTTTTTGTATTTTTCAAAATTGTTTCCGGTTAGAAAAAATCTGACCACTTCTTTCCAGTTCCGAGCGATTTCTTTTGCATAAAGCATTATTCCGTTGTTTATCATTCCCCCTCCTAAAAATTGATAGTTAATCCGTAAAGCTTATAAATCCTTACAATTTCCAGCGCCGTGATGTTCTCGGGTTTGTTACGCCTCGAGCGCCAAGTCCATTCGTGAATTCCGAGCTGTGACGCAAAGTCCGGAGCTTTGTGACCGTGCCACTTCCGCTTTGCTTCAACCCGCTCCACGAAATCCTTAAGGATTTCCTGTTCTGAACCGTTTAGTTTTGCCATTTTGCCCCCTTGTCCGTTCTATCGGACAGCTGTTTTGTTATGCTGTTCTGACAATAGGTCGTCAATAGTGCATCCGAAGTAATCGGCAACAGCCTTTATTTTGTCAGTCGTCGGACTTGACTTGTCCCAGCGCCCGATTGTTCCGTTGCCGATGCCAAGTCTTTGCTCTAAAGATGCAATACTGATTTTGTTTTCTTTGCATAAGATTTTTATATTGTCGAGTACCAAATTATCACCTCCCTCTACACTTGAGTTTTTAGAGATTTTTCTTGACAATGTTTAGAGTAAACTCTACAATCAAGTTACCAGTATTGATTGTTCAAACATTGAAATAGGCGAAACTCTATGTCTAAAGTGATTATATAGGCTTATCTCTAAATAGTCAAGGGTTTTTTCGTCTTTTCTCTAAAAATTTTTTACAAGTATTAGAGAGGGAGAAAAATGAACAGCGTTGACCGTGTAAAAGCAATTTGTAAGGAGAGAAACATTCCAATTTCAAAGCTTGAAAAAGACCTAGGATTTGCAGTTGAGTTCTTCCATAAGCCAGCCATAACTATAAGAAACCTTAATGTCATCGGGATTGATGTTTTCTTTTAATTTATCAAAAAAACCGCTCATTTCTTCTCCTTGCCGTCTTTAAATCGATAATCAATGTAAGGCTCATTTTCGTTAATTAACCATATTCTACCAACCTTTTTGGCAGTTTTAAAGTGCCCTTGCGAGGCTTTGAGATAAACCGGACTCTTTGCAAGATTATTTCTTTCAATATATTCAGCAAGTGTTATCATTTCGCCCTTCATTTTCTTCTCCTATCAATGCGGTTTTCCACAAACTTATCACTTTTAACCCACTCCCAGTTGTCGTGTGAGGGGTCAAGGTTAAACTTCGTCCATTGTTCGATTAACTCGGCTCTCTTTGTTTCAATAGCATTTTTTCTCACTTCTGCCAGCTTGTCATAGTCAACCTTGCCGTTCAGAAAGCCTCTTAAAGTTTTATATTTCATTTGATAAGGGAATAGTAAAGCTCTCTCTGCTTCAAGTTCTTTTTTCGCTCGTTTTTCTGCTCTTACCTGCAACTGTTCAGCTGTCGGTCGGTTCTTCTCAACCTCTTTGAGATAGGCTTCTTCAAACCACTCTCTATCGTTAAGAATGTAGTCAGCTATTTCGTCAAGCGAATAGTGGAGGGTTTCATTATAGAATTTGCTCGTGTGATGCCAGGATGCTGCACCGTTTCTCTTTGCTCCGAACTTCCACCTTGAGATTGTGAGCGCTCTCAAATAGTTAATGTCGTCAGCGCTTAACTCTTCCGCAACTTCGATTTCGTCGAGATATTCTTCTATTAAAGACTTGTTAATCATTGAGAGGGGAACTTCGTAACTGTCTATCGCTCTTTGGCTTCTTACGCTCCGGCTTCTGCCGATGTAGCCATTATTAAAGTTAGTCATTGTGTTGTCCTTTCTCATTGTTTTTGTTTGTCTTTTTCTATCTTCATTATAGGGATTTAATTCTCTATTGTCAATATGTTTTGATAAGTTTGTATTTTTGCACAAAACAGCAACATTAATTTGTATATTATTGCAATAAAAAAAGACCGCCACGAAAGCGGTCTTTCTCGTTGTGTATTAACTTAAATATGCTTTTTAGCAAGCTCAATTATTGCTTTGAAGTCTGCTATCATCTCGGTGTTTGTTTGCTTCAATTTGCTGATTTCCTGTTCCAGCTGCTCTGTGACTGGCGGATGCACAATCTCCGGCAGTTCCGCTTTGTAGAAATCAACCCCGCTGACCTGCGCGCACCAAACGCTTTTATCTTCAACAATTCTATACCACAAATAACCATTACTCGCTTCGTGGCGCATATCCCTTGTTTCGAAGACATTATAGAGTCCCTTTTGCAAGGTTCCGATAATGTTATTCCCAAGATAAGGATTGCTTCTTATTCTTAAAGTTTCGATGTTGACTTTAATTTGGTCTCTCATTCTGTCTGCTGTTTCGGGTTTTATAGTCACTTCTTCACCTCGTTTGATTCTTTCCGGAATTAATGTTTTATCACTGATATATTGATTAGGCATAGCCCTTAAATATGGGATAGGGTCAACTTTGTTTCCGTTCTTCCGTATCTCAAAATGTAAGTGTACTGCACAACGAATGCACCAACCACTATTTCCCATTTGGCCAAGCTTCTGTCCTTCAACAACTCTCTGTCCTCGCTTGACGGCAACACTACCTCTCTTTAAGTGAGCGTACATAGCGGTAATACCGTTTCCGTGGTCAATATACACATAGTTTCCGTATGACTTATAATCTGGCCAAGTACAGTTATAACCTTCGGTTGTTGCAACAACAACACCACCGGCTATTGCGATAATGTCATGATACGGGCCGCCATGACTACTATTCCAACCTAAATCTGCGCCAAGGTGTCCCGGTTTAAATATTTGTGTAATAGTGATGTAGTTATTCGGATATCTCATGCTCCACCTCGTCGGTGTTTTCGTGAGTGTATTTTTCCTCTTTCGGCTTATCGGTAAACATAGTCTTTACCATTGCTTCTATCGCCGTTCTGTCGGCTTTATACCCCTTGCTTTCAAGATACTTAATCGCATAGTCAAGCTTTTCCTTGCCGTGTCCTATTCCGTAAATCTGTTCCGCAGCATTCACCGCTATTTCGGCATACATCAGCATTTTGTTGTATTTTTCCTCGCCGAGTTTCGTTTTAAGCAGAGGAATGACAAAAGCCGTTATCAGCGTTGCCAGAAGTACGATTACCGCGTTTATTATAGGTGTCAAATCAATCATTTCTAACCCCCTTTAAAATATGATCATCTATTCTTCTCCGAGCCGATTCGCCTATCTCACGAGCCAAAGCAGCCTCTTTTCCTATTGCAATTATTCTTTCATTTGTTGCCTTTGAGTCATCTTTAAAATCTTTCTTTAACTCTGCAAGTCCATTCAAGATATTTCCCATATTAACTTTGAGCGCTTCCATTTCCGCTGCGCTTATCTTTGCCTCTTGCGTGTGGGATGTTGCATCGTGGCTTTCAGCTCTTTTCTTATTAGCCAATCCAAAAAATATTGCAAAAGCAACAGAAATTCCGGACAGCGAAAGTGCTATGACTTCGATTGTCACACCTTGTTCCCCCTTTCAGTCGGGTTTATTTGTCGATTAAGTGAGCGTATCCCTCGATTATTAAAATCATCTTGACTTTGCCTTTTAAATGATCCGGAACTTCGCTGAACTTTTTCTTTCCCTTTATACACAAATTTGCATAAATTCTCGCCATTTACTTTTTACCGGCAAAGAGCGTTTCATAAATTTCCGCCAGCGCAACCTCTATGTCTGTTATTCCTTGCGTGATTTTGTCAATCCGCTCATTTATTCGATTGTGCTGTGGTTTTTCCTTGAGAACAAAGCACGACTTATCTCCCCATATATAACTGCTTTCCAAGGTCATATCGGTGTAGGTTTCCGTTTCATTACCCTCGGTTATGGTTACTCTTGATAAGTTGTTTTTAAAGACATCGTCGCTGATAATTTCATTCGCAATATACCGATTTCCTGTTGCCATCACGTCTTTTAGTTGTGTTCCGTCAGCAAGCGTAATCATACACATTTATTTTTCACCCCTTATTTTTTAAGCAAAGTATTTAACTGTCTTTCTAAAACCGTCAGCCTCTCCGCCTGTTCAACTTGCTGTTTTTCAAAATATGTTTTTTTGCCTAATTTAATTTCAATGTAATCTTCTTCTGCCGGAGGCAAGTCGGGATCTTCAACAAATCTTTTTTTAATTCCGATAGATAATAAAATCACATAGTCGTCAAATGCATTTGTGATTTCACCGTTTGTCAAAGTGATTGTTTTGGTATTCGCCTCAGAAGATAACACCGAGTGCAAAGAATCTATGCTTGTTTCTTTTTCTTTCGGACATTCAAGCGTCAGAACCCGTCTATTTGAACCATTAAAATACTCCTCTCCCTCAATCGCTCTGTCATAATTGAATGACGATTTATTTGCTAAATTTACTTCCATTTTTTTATCTCCTTTATTTTTTTTATATATTTACGATTTGACTACCTTCCATAGCTGCAAAATTAGTTCTACACCAATCTAATATTTGTTGGTCAGTCATTCCGCCCATATTTGTACCTAAAGCAACTGTTAAATCAATAATGTCGGCATAACAGAATTTCACATATCCGTCAGAATTATCAGTTATCTGTATATCAAAATAATGATTTCCTGTTGTCCCTCCGTAAGTGGCTAATTTATGTATGTTCATATCTCTTGTTTGGCTCGAATGTAAAGGAAAATTAACGAGTACATCACCACTATTCCCATGCCGATATGCTCCTATATGAACCCAATATCTGTGACCGTTTATTAAATTGATATATTGTCTTATTCTGCCTGGAGAAGTATAACCAATAGCGGGATTTGGAGACCCCAAGTAGTGCCCATAGTTCCAATCTGTTGGATAATGTTGAGCACCCCAACTGACATTACAAGTTCCAACTCTTTGCCAATTAGTATTTGCCCATTTTAATAAATCGGTGACAACAATTTCGGATTTAAAAACAGATCTTTCTGTCGTACCGTCAAAAGATTTGACAGTTTTTATTTTCCGCTCTGTTGTGCCGTCAAACGATTTTATAGTTTTTATTTTCCGTTCTGTTGTACCGTCAAAAGACTTAATCGCCATTTTTATTCCTCATAAAAATTTAATGACCGTCGGGATACATTTGTGCCTCCTGCGGCTTTAACATTTGAGTTTCTTAATCCGTCACCCAAGAAGTTTGCACTTTGAGCATTAACTCTGCCTGTGAATGTTCCCCCCGCTTTCGGCATCGCTGCGTTTGCCGTTGCTTGAGCATTATTTGCTGCGGTTTGTGCGGTGCTTGCTGCTGCAAGAGCGGTGTCCGCTTGTGTAGTTACCTCTCCGAAAGTAGTTATAACATTGGCAATCTGCTGATTTGATATCTGATAAGTGCCAATTGCCATTTGATAGATTTTTCCTGTTCCGTTGATGTCCTCTTGCGTCAAGTCAGCGAACTCTGCCAGCGTTGCTTTATATTCTTGCAAGATTTCAACCTGGTTAAATTCTGTCTGCGTCGCTGTTTTGTTCAAATCTATTTGCAAAACAACCCGTAAATATCCGTTTGTTATCGGGTCAACAAGGTTAATTGCCAGCGCTCCGTCGTTGGCTATAAGTCGCCCGCCGACAAGCAATAATCCCTCTTGAATTGTGATAGTCGTTGCCGTGTTTGAAAGAGTGCATCCCAACAGCGAGCCGTCGCCGTATTGGTATGCATAAAGCGCTCCGTCATATTTCGCTTTGACGATTTGATTGTCAAACGTCGCTCCTCTTAACATTTAAATTTCCTCCACGATTTTGTCTGTAAATTGAGTTCGCATTTCCCCGCAAAGATAAGTTGTTTTTAATGATGATTTTTTCTTTCTGATTGCGGATATATAACTACTGAATAACTTTCCGTCGCTTGAAATTCTTAATCGGTCATAGAAATTAAATCTTGTGTCTGTTGTCGAAAATAAAATTTTGTGTGAATAGGTATTTTTAAAGAATATATTTTGAACTTCCGACAAACCGTCTGCGTCGTCGGCAAGGTTTATGACCATTAACTCGCCGTCTATCCTGTCGGTCGCCTGGTAAGTGTTTGTTATCGTTCCGTCTGTTAGAAGATACCAGTCACGATTTCCGCCGGTTTCGATTGTCGTTATCTTTCCAATTTTTTTATTTGAATAACTTTCTTCTTCAAGTTCTAATGTCGGGATTGAAAGGTCTAAATTCTTTGTAACTATATCTTTCCGCTGGATTGTGATTTTTAAAGTGTTTCTTGTTGCTTCAAAATCAACAAACACATTATTCACCCTCCGGACTTTTGCGAGAAAAGATTTTAAATTCCATATTCCCTGGTCAACATCCGGTTCAATCGCCGAGGTCGTGTCTGTTAGTTTTTCGATTTCTAAAAAAGGTAATTGATAAATCACATCGGGATTGTTTTTATAAAAAGAATTCAAAACGCTCTCGATGTAAGCTTCAATCGTCGCCGTTCCTTTGGCGGTGTAAACTTGCGGTTTGCTAAATAATTTGATAATGTCCTCACAGCTTATCTGTGCAGATTCTCGCCCCCTCGAAACTCCGGTTATAATCCCGATATATTCATTCGTTATAAGGTAGTCGCCGACGGTGATTATCTTTTCTTTTTCGACTGAAATTAAAAAAGATGACACTTCATCAAAGATTGATTTTACTGTCATCGCATAATCTAAAACCGGACAAACCGCTATTGTTTTAAATGTTTTTCGCTCTTTAATAAAACAATCCATTTTATCTCACTTTATAATATTGATTCACATTAAGCGTCGCCCAGGTGTCATTTATTCCGTCAGCAATTATTTCCGCTCGGACTTGCTCGTTGTTCGGGATTTGAAAAAATGTTGTATATTCGCTCAAATTGACCAAATCAATGATGTCCGTCATCACTCCGTCTTTAGAAATCCACACTCCGGGATTGTTGGCTTTTGTCGAGAAAATTAAATATTCGTCGCTTGCGACGTCTACTCCTGTTAAATCTAATCGGCCGATAATTTCTGCTCCTTTAAGAAGCGTCAACACCGGATTTGACATCGCCCCTTTTATTGTCAACTGTAAATCCGCCGGATAATGCCCCTGGATCTTAAAGTCAACGCTATTCGGGAGAAACGACGGAATATATCGATAATCGTATCGGTAGTCATATCTTTTTCCGTCCTCGGTTTCTCCGGTCGTAAAAATAAAGTGATGACTGTATCTATCCGCCCAGGGAGTAAGCGCCGTAAAAATAACCGGACATTCAAGAAAGCGGTTCATTCTCTTTTCTGATTTCTGAATTGATGTGATGCAGATTTGTCTGTAATATTCTTTGTCGCCGTAAGGGATATAAACAAGATTTAATTCTTTGCTCTTAAATAATTTGTCGGTGATCTCAATAAATGATTGCTCTGTCTTTTCTGCTCTGAAAACAAGCACCCCGGTTATTTCCGCTTGTTCCTCGGAACTTTCAACGAGGGAATAAAACCCTTGTTTAACTTGTGAATAGGCATTGTGCATTCCTATTCCCAAACCGGAGGGAAGATTGAACCACAAGTTGTTGACGTCAACAAGCGACAACCTTTCCCCCTGTTCGTTTTCTATATAAAACTTTCTCATTAACTCACCTTGACCGTCATATTATTTCCAAAGAAGTTGTCTATTCGTCTAATCAAGCGGTTTATTTCATTTTCATTAAGGCTCTTTGCATTGATGACTATGTTGGCGGTGTTGGCATTCGTTGTGCTGCTTATACTTTGATTATTTCGATAGGCTCTCGCTTCCGCTGCGGTCAAGACCATTTCTCCTCTGTGCAGATTTGCATAGTAGTCGTCATAAGGTACAAATCCTATTCCTTGAGCGTGTGCCGTGACTGTCGGACCTCTGCCCCCTGGATAGACCGGAACAGTAAATTTCGCTGCTTCCTTGACCTCACTCGCCTTTGTCCTTAACGCTGCAAGTTCGGATTGTAAACCGTCAATCAAAGCTCTTATCGTCTCCGCTCCCGCCAGGTATGCTTCATCGGAATTATTAAAATCTTTCGCCATCTGTGCGACGCTTGCAGCCATCGCCTCTGTCGCTGATGTGATGTCGGTTTCTGCTTGCGCAACATCGGCGGACATTTGACTCCAGCCTTGCTTCGTTTCGCCCATTTTAGATATCATTTGCGAGATTTCGTCATCCGTTGCATCGGCAAGCGCTGCGAGGTATGCTGCGCTTTCTTTCGAGCCGTCGGCGAAGTTCATCGCCAGGTCTTTAACACCTTTGATATCCCGACTGATTAAATCGTTGAAGTTTTTGCTGTAATCTTTTTGAAACTGGATTTGTGTGTCGAGAGCGTTTAGCATATCTTTGACGGACTTGTCAACGGTGATTGACATATCCTCAAATAATCCCATTTGTCCGCTTATCGTTTCGTAGGCTTCGTCATAAACATTGTTATAACTTGTTTCTAATGTTTTGAGCTTTTCACTTATCCCTGCTGCTTCAGTCGCAATTTTTGAACCGAGTTCTCCAAACTGTTCCCCGCTGGCTTCAAGTGTGTTGTCAAGACCGCCCATTACACCGTCGAGGTCTTTGATTTCTTCTGAAAATTCAGCAATCTTTTCTTCTGATATTTTAATTGCGTCTGAATAACGAGCGTATTTTACCTCTAATTCACCAACCGCAGCGTTTTGCTCGTTAAAAGTTCTGATTAGCTCTTGCCCCTCTTCGGTTTGACGAAGAATTGCAAGGCTCGCCTGGCTGTTTGCATCGATGTACTCTTTAACTTCCCCTGTTGTTTTAGAAACAAGGTCTTTGATTTTTTCTTGCGTTTCTGACCGCTTTTGAGTAACTGCGTCGAGTTTTCCCTCAATTATTAATTGCTGCGCTTTGTTTTCATATAGCTCTTTTTGAGCATCTATTTCTTTTCGATAAAGCTCAATAAAGAACTCGTGCTTTGCTTGCTGCTCGGCATTTAATTTCCAAGCTTCCGTGTTAAGTCTTAATGCGTCAGTCGACACAAGCAATTCGCCTGTTTGCTGGTCAATATATTTTGAAAGCTCGGGGATTGTTTCAACAAGCGCTGCAATAACCGCTTTGTATTCTTCCTGCTGATAGGCATTATCGCCATACTGCTTTTTTAATAAATCAAGCCTATCAATCAAGTAGTCTGCGGTTTCCGCTGCTGCGACTGTTTTTCCTATATTTTCATCATATTTTTTGTTGGCTTCATCAATCGCATCCGGCAATTCTCTTGCAGCTTCGGTCAGATTATAAAGCGAGTCCTCTGCATCCCTCGCTTGCATTACCATCGTGTAAATCGCCGTACCAAGTGCCACAACGGCAGCAGCAATTAACACATAAGGGTTCGCCATCGCTGCCTTTGCTAAATTCCCGAGAGCGGTTATCGCATTTTGAACCGTTCCGCTCATAAAAATCATAGCAACCGAAACAGCGCCGATTCCAGCCACCAGCGCCGTCATTATCGGGATTAAAGTGTCGTTTGCCTTTATCATCTCCGTCGCCCATTCGACAACGGAAGTTCCCGCTCCGACCAATCCTCTCAATGCCGGTGTTAAATCATCGCCGACCGCAATCTTCAAATTGTTGACTGCGTTTTTATACATCGTGATTTTAGATTCGGTCGTCTGATATCTTTGAGAAGCTTCATTGACCAGCGCCGTGTTTTCTTTCCAAGCTTGCGATGATAAATCAAGCGCTTTACTCAACATTCCGGATGATTTCTCGGCATTCGCCATTGAGGTTATCATCCGGGTCATTCTGATTTCGTTTATACCGAGGTTTTGAAGCACCAGCGACATTGGCTGATTTGTTGCGCCTAAACCTTTAATAAATGCCTGGATTGCCCCTGTTGCGTTCGTTCCCCATAAGGTCGCAAATTCCGATGCCGACATTCCTGCGGTTTCCGCCCAAAGATTAAGGTTATCGCCAGTTTCAACCGCATTCTGCATCTCGGTGATTAGCTTGCTCATTGAGGTGCTGCCCGCTGCGGTTTCTATTCCCAAAGAAGTAACCGCTGCGGATAGCGCCATCATATCGGATTCGCTTATCTTTGCATTTGTTCCTGCTGCTGCGATGCCCTGTGCCATTTCGGTGATTTTTCGCTCGTTCGTTGCAAAGTTATTTCCAAGCGCAACAATAACCGCTCCGAGGTTTGAATACTTTGATGTGTCCATTCCGGTCACGGCGGTGAACTGTGCCAGCATCGTTGCTGCTTCGTCGCTTGTCATATTCGTCGCAACACCGAGGTCTGCCATAACCCTTGAAAAGTCCATCAAGTCATCTTTGGCAACTCCCAGCTGCCCGGCGGTTTCAGCTATTCGAGCGAACTCGGTCGTTGTAATAGGTACATTCGTTGAGATTTCTTTAATCTCATCGCCCATTGCGAGCAGTTCCTGTGCGGTTAAGTCTGTGGTCTTTGCAACACCCGCCATTGCCGATTCAAACTCAATCGACGCTTCGACGCTCTCTATAAGCGCATCAGTGATTTGCTTTATACTCGCAACAACCCCGGCAGAAGCCATCGCCTCTGCAAGTGCATTAAACGCTTCTTTTGAGTTCTTTCCGAACTCTTGTGTTAAATCAGTTGATTTTTTAACTTCTTGACCGTAAGCATCTATTGATTTCGCCGTTTTGTCTGTCGCATTTCTCGCTTCGTTAAGATACTTCTCGTTCTTTTCAAGTTCTCTGCCGAGGTCGTTTAATTTAATCTGCGATTCGTGAGTTGATTTTGTTCTTAATTCAATTTCACGGCTTGCCCTTTTTTCCGCTTCCTCGTATTTTTTAATCTCTGCTTCAAGTTCTGCGACTTTCTTTTTATAATCGTCACTTTCTCTGCCCGCTGCGTCGGTCGATTTAATTAACTGTTCAAGTTCTTTTCTCGCTTTATCGGCATTTTCGGCAAACTCTTTTTTCTGATCCGTCGCCCTCTTTGCAGCGTTCCGCTCGGTGTCAAAGATTTCTTTCTGCTTTGCCAGTGCTGCGTTTAATACTCTGTTTTTTTCTTCCAGCGCTGTAAGAGTATTCGCTTGCCCTTTAAACTGGTTATCAACAAGCTTTAATTCGCTCTGTAAGGTTCGCATCTCACGGTTAAGATTTCGTATTGACTCTCTATATTCCCGCTCGCCGTCAAGCGTTATTCTTGTCGATATTTTTCTTGTCGCCACGAGATACCCCCTTTCTTATTTCTAAAATGTCATACATTTGACTAATTTCCATTAACAGCGCTTCTTTGACCGTTAGACCGATTGATGTCGCTGCACTTAAATATCCAGCAACGGTCAGCGTTTCACCGTTTTTTTTTGTAACTCCATAAGCACCTCGTCAATTTCTTCTTCCTCGCTCGGTGCCATTCCTCGCTGGATTGCGTTTACAACAATTTGTTTCGCTTCTAAAATTTCATAAGGTCGCAAATCCACCATCGCCACATCCGCTTTGATGATTTCGCCCTTGTCATATCCTAAATTGCGACGGACTAAATCACCCTGTGTTGATAGTTCCTCTAAAAGCCAACACAAGGTTTTCAATCCCTCTATATCATCCCTAACAAGCGATTCCATTAAATCGGGATATTTTTCTTTCGCTGCGAAGTGAGCAGCTGCATTATAGACAAATCTGTATTTCTTAAAATCCATCTTTACCCCCTAAAGGGGAGAAAGTCTCCCCTTTAGAATATGACCGCTATATTGTGAGCAGCGGTGACATTGGATAGTGTGTACTTGCCGTTGACAATCGAAGCCTTTTTCTCAACTCCGTTGTCATACAAAGCTGTCGCCGTTCCGGTGATTACAATTTCAAAACTTCCGCCGTTCGGTACATAGTTCAAGCCGAGAGGTGATACTGTATCACTCGGACTGGCGCTGCTGAAGCTGACATTAACTGCGTGATATGTCGCAATTCCGAGTTTCGTGTCGATATATGCCTTGGCTGCTGCTTCGGTCGTGAACTCCTTGACATAGTACCAAGGACCAAAGGTCGGAGCTAAAATCTTCAAGTCAAGCGGTGCAGTTCCGAACGATATACTCTGCCCCTTTGTCGAACCGGACCAGTCGGGAACGCTCGCCTTTGCTTTCGGGAAGAACCAGGCACGATATTTTCTTGTATTGTTGACTGACAAGACTTGATAACCGCCAATTCCGCCGTAAGGTGCGTTGTCGTTCGGGTTCATCTGCAATTCGTCATTTGTTATCGTTGCGCCATAAAGCGTCGCCTGGTTCTGCAAGCTGATGTGATCCACTTCCATTGTCAGAGCTCCGCTCGAAAACTCTTTTGCATATTCCGCCAAAAGGTCATCAGCATAGAGTTCCGCCTCTGCGTTGCTTATTGCTAAATTGACCGATACCGCTTTGCCAAGTACCAGTCCGGTGTCATAAGTCGGAACGGCATTTGACGGCTCTGTTGCCATTTTCGCCCATCCAACATATTTCAATCCCATTGTTGCCATCTAAAATCCTCCATTAAAGATTGTTTTTCTTATAAAAATCATCAAGTATTTTTTCGGAAGCTTTCAATGCTTCCTTTTCGCTTAATTCTATTGCGGTTCTGATGAAAGGTCGTGCCGGCTGGTTTGTCTTGCCGTATTCATTGATAAAGGCAATGCTTGCAATCCGCATATCATCTTCACGAGTTCTTTTCCCTCGTCTCTTTCGTTTAGTTGTTCCAACGCGATGATATTTGTCGTTTGCCATACCAACAAAATCAATAGTGATGCTTGCAGAACTGCGCCCTCGCTTGACTTTGCCTTTTTTTATCGAGTTTGCAATCATTCCCCTTGAATATGGACCTTTTAACATTGTTTTTGCAGTATGCTTTTTCTTTTCCACCACAACATCCGCTTGAGCATTTAACACATCGTCAATCACCTTGTCGGGCATTAGTGCTATGTTCTCAAAGCTATTCATCAAGTCCTCAATGCCGTCTACATAGAAATTAGCCACCATCCGCCCCCTCAAATTCAAAGACAATGTGTTGCGTTTCGTCTGAAGCATCAACCTCGGTCGGATAAGTGAACCCCGCATCGTGCAGCGCCTTTTTAATCTGCCGTTTAATTCCCATCGTGTTGAAAGTATGCGGGCAGTACAAATGAACGCTGCAAAGATATTTGATGTGTTGCGGTCCGTCATCTGCAAAGTCATCGGGGAACGCATTGATTGTCATTACAAAATAGATATCTTCGTCTCCGGTATAAGTATTCGTTGCGACCGGAAATCCGTAAACATCCAGCACTTCTTTGATTTTCCTATTCAAGCGCTCACCAGCCTTTTGACTTTAAATTCTAACTCCCGCCGTTCAAGGTTATTCGGCTCACCAACTATCACAAAAGCGTGCTGGTCGTCTTGCGGTTCATTTTCGTACCAAACACGGCATCCGTTATCCACAAGCGGAGAATAAGGCATATTAACCGTTGCATTCCCTGTTTCTCCCGCTCTGTGGTTTTCAAAGACTTCTTGACCGAAAGCCGAAACCCACAAACATTTGACTTTGCCACCGAAAACATCTGTCCATTCTTCCGTCGGATAACCATCTGCGTCGATGCCTTTTGTCAATTTTTTAATTGTGATGTTTGTTTTTCTCTGTCCTATCCTTGACCGCTTCGCCATCAGTACCACCAAACCTTATGTTGTTTGCATAACCTATCAACCGACAAACTGATTTCTGTCGATGCCACCGCTCCGACAACAACCGCTTCCCTGTTTTCGTACCAATGTCCGATTAAAAGAAGCATCGCTTGTCTTATCGTATGCGGAACATCAGCAAGTCCTGTTTTGTAGGTTATTTCAATTGGATCAACCGCTCGCAGCGCAACCGGAGGCTCGGCAAGAAACAAAGTGTCATTAACAAATTCGTAATCGGTGATTTCGTGTTCATTATCATTTTCGTCAAAATATTTGACGGTTTCTATCGACACCACGAGCGGTTTTTTAAGAGGTATTTCCGTTGCAAAATCAGACAACACCGTTACTATCCTCTCTCCAAACAGCTGACCTGTAATATTTTCACAATATTCTCGTGCAGCTGCTATCAACGGTGTCAGAATATGTTCATCTTCCGTTGTGTCGTTCGGTAGTATTCTTAAATGTGCTTTAACCGCTTCGAGGGTCAACTTTTCCCTAATCGGTGCGTCAATTTTGATTTTCATTTTTACCTCTTTTTTTTCGGCTTCACTTCAGCGACTTCTTCGGCATAACCTTTTTCAATCAGCAGTTTCCCCTCGCTTTCAGAGACTTCCACCACATCACCGACAAAGATTGTGCCGTTCGGTCCTGCTGAAATTGTTTTAAATTTTACTTTCATAGTTCACCTTATGACAAAGATACCGAGCCGATATTTGCTTCAATCGCCCAGTTGTTGCCATCGTAAACCAGGTGCAAGGCTTCCTGTGCTGCGTCAAGTGTGGCTGTGTTGTTTGTTCCGTCAAATGTAGTTGCGCAAGTCACAACCACGCTTCCGCTGGTTATAGATACCAAACGGATAACACACCGCTCGCCGGGAAACGGCGCACGGAGCGTTAAATCAGCAATCCCAGTTCCTCCGGTAATCAAATTCAGACCGTTGGCAATAAGCGCCTTGCCTTGACTTGGAACTTTCTTTACAAAGTCGCTCATAAGATTACCTCCTTAAACACGCTGGTGTCCTGTGTGACCGGGATTTTCCCGGACGAGTAAAGCTGGATTGTCAAGCTGTCAAGTTCAATGTTCGCTGTCATTCGCTGATAGGTATATTTCAAATAGCGCTCGCTCAACGGAACATCAATTATTATTGTGTTGTCGGATTTTCCCGTGCAGACTTCGCCGTTGCCGAGGTCGGCAATTGTGACATAAGTTCCTCCGGAAGTGGCGCATTCCTGCAAACCGGCTTTGAGAACCCCGCCGGAAGTGACCGCTCCGAGTTCTATGATGAGTCTTGCCCGGTCAAATTTCCCCAGCGATGTCACATCAATTGCTGTTCCGACAACAGCGCTTGCATCTTGCCCCGCTGCGGTGTTGCCAAGGATTTTCTTGTGATATAACTGTTTAGAGATTTGCATTACATTCCTCCTTATCCGAGTTTCACACGAGCGAAAGCCTCACCGATAACCGGCATTCCATCGCCGAAGTAATCCCAAATGTAACCAATCTGATTTTTAGTTGCATAAGGCTGGTCAAGCACTTGAACTGTCATTGCATCTGCATCGCAAATCCAATAGAAGCTGAAATCGCCGTAAACAGCAGCATATAAGCCGGTCGTAAATGTGTTCGGTGCATATTCGGACATATTGACTGGTTTTCCCAATAGTATATCCGGCTGACCGTCACGAACTGAAGGCATCCATACATATTGCCCCTCGCCGTCTTTAATCTTTGCCAGCATTTTGCAAAGGTCACGGTGACATACCCACTGCGCTTTGGTTTGATACTGCGCCTTGACAGAATATTTCGCATTCAGCAATCCGTCAAAAGTGACGGTGGTTGTCGTGTTGTCTGTGGCGACATCCCTGCTTGTCGGGATACCATCATTCGATGCGGTGAATATTCCGAGAGGCTTCGCCACTCCGTCGCCGGTTAGATAAGCTTTCTCTTGCGCTGCGCCCAAACGGCTGATTATTTCTTCTTTGAGAACGCTTTCCGCCATCGGAGCGTGGTTCATCAGCGTGCGGGAGATTTTGATTAAGTCAGCAAGGCGATACGGCTTGAACTCTCTGCGACCATAAGCCACCGTGGTTTCTTCCGGAGCGTCATCAACTTCGCCGGTCCACGACGGCACTACCGCTGCCGTTGTTCGATAAGGGAAGCCTAAAGACTGTGCTGCTCCTATTCCGCCGATAACTTTGGAAATTTGACGCATAAATAACACATCATCCAAACCCTTGATGAGTTCCTGCCTGAACTCGACCGGCGCGGTCAAATAACCAGCCTGTGAGTCAGTTCCGAGGTTCATTGAGTTTTGATAATTTCTCATGTGTTCAGCGTTTCCGGACAATGCTTTTGCGAAAAGATTGTTAACCACAGCGGGATTTTCCGATTCAATTTCGCCGATTAAACGCTCACGCTCAAGCTGTTTTTCCTCGGCAATAATTCTTTCGTTGAGAGCGTCAAAATCCGCTTCAAGTTTCGCCAGGGTTTCCTTGTCGTCTGCCACCATTTCAACACCGTCATATTTATCCATAAGTTCACGGATAGAAGCGGTGATTGTGGCTCTGTTTTGTTTCATTTCAAAAATTTTCATCTAATCCTCCATCAATAATTTCAATTTAAGGTTTTTAAAAGTTTGTTTCTGTTCGGACAATATATCTGATACAGGCTCGCTTTCGCCCCTGTTTTCAGTTTCTTCAAATTGTTCTTTCCGGGATTTAATAATTTCTTGTTCCAAATTGCTCTTTGGCAGTTCGATGTGTTTATATCTCGTTATGTCAAACTTCATATCATTCATAAAGAGGAAGTCCCCATCAATCGACGCTGCGATTTTCTTCGCTTCATCTAATTCATCAGCGAACCCCTCATCAATCGCTTCTTTGGCGGTGTACCAACTTTCGGCATCCTGGATTGTCAACATTTCTTCAACGGTCTTTCCGCTGCGTTTTGCGGAAGTTTCCGCCAGCATTCCGTCAATTTTTTCCATCGTGTCAGCCATTTCACGCAAATCGTGACGGTTTCCAATCGCAAGTGTCCAGCAATTGTGCGTCATAAACATCGAATTCTCGGAAGCGATAACCTTATCCATCGACATAAGGATGTCAAAGGCAATCGAGGCAGCCAGTCCGTCGTTATAGCCTATCTTTCTCGCTTTGTGGCGGTTTAAGATATTTATAATGTTCCAGCCAGCAAAGACATCACCCCCGCCGGAGTTGATGTAAACTCTTAATTCGTCAATATCTCCCAGCGCTTCAAGGTCGTCTTTAAACTGCTTTGGTGTGATCTCATCCCCCCACCAACTCTCATTTGAGATGTCGCCGTATAAATAAAGTTCGCCGATGTTCTCTTTTGCTTTAAATTCCCAAAATTTCTTCATTCTCTTAATCCTCTCGGTTTGTTTTTCATCGCATACTCGAGCGATATCATATTGCCGTTGCATAAGTAGGCATCCCCGCCCTCGTCTGCCGGTATTCTGTTCATATCTTCTAATTCTCGGATGTCGTTTGCGCTCATCCATCCGTTCTGTCTTGCGGTCGCATAACCAGCCATCCTCGTTCCGAAGTCTGCCCTCATTAATCCGTTTAAGTTAAAGTGAAAATAATATTTTTGTTTTTCTTCGTTCGTCAAAAGGTCTTTAGAAAGCGTTTGCTCAAGCCGGACCGTCAACGGATTTATGCAATCTCTCACAAATTCAAGGCTTTGTTGCTCTATGTTTGAAAAAGTCGCATTTTCCATATCCATACACAAATGTGGCGGAACTCCGAAAATTCGACAAACCTCTTGAATTGCAAATTTGCGACTTTCGAGGTTCTGTGTTTTTTCCATATCTCTTGTAAAGATATTCGCTTTCGTTCCCTCTTCTAAAATGATGAACTTTCCGGCATTCACCACTCCGGCATAGTTTTTATTAAAATCATCTTTTAATCTGCTGTATGCGTTGTCTGACAACCCCGCCGGACTTTCAATAAACCCGCCAGGGTTCACCCCTTGTGAAAAGGTCGATTGTGCGTATCTCGTTAAATCCCTGGATAACCCCAGCACCTCGGATGCTATCTTCAGCGGGTTCTCGGGTTTGTTCGAGTACATAAAAGAGGGAGTTGAAATAAATTCACCATCTCGGAGCGTTTCCTTTGAGCCGTCGTTCAATGTGACATATAAATACCTCTCGCCATTAACATTGTTAATATGAATATCGCTCACCCTGGATGTCGGGATGTTCCAAAGCCCTGTGATATACCCCCGCCGGTCTCTTTCAATCTTTGCGACCGCTTTCGGCATCAAAAGAAGATTTGCAACATACATTTGCCAAAATTCATAAGCGGTCGTGTGGCGGTTCGGCTGTGAATATACAAGATTAAATAATTGATGTTCTCTTGCCTTTTCTTTGCCTTTTTCGGTTTCTTTCATCAAAAACAACGGCAAGCTTGCAATCGTCTTTGAAATGATGTCGATGCATCGAAAGACCGCAGCGACTTTCAGCGCTTGCGTTGATGTGATTTCTGAATATCCCGCTCCGGCAAGGTATGATATCCACCCGTTGTCATCCGATAATGCGGGCAGTTCTTGTTTTTTTATTTCATAGGTTCTGCCAAAAAACTTAAATG